ATCCCTTAAGCGAACAGCATATACTGGTGTATTATCTTTATCTAACTCTTGAATGAAAACGTCGGTTTTATATTTGTCATCATAAGATACTAGTTGGGTGGTTTGATTAACAATAGAATTTTGCCACTTATCAAATGTCTTCTTAGCATAAAAATCATTTGTGAGTAAAAAGGTAAATACCACATCTTCTTGAATAGAGCTCTGCGGGTATTTTCTTGGATTGGCCCCGTAAGCATCATAATCACCTGTCATAATTAGTTTACCCGGCAAAGAGCAGGACTCGCACAGTATGTTTATGTCCCGCGGATCATTAACTAATGGCCCATCACCAAGTAAAGCTCCTAGGTTTAATAGCCCTGCCGTTGGAGGTGTAATAGTAATAGCAAATCTATTTGTAGTAGCTATACCACCTCGTTTACCAACAGTTGCTTTAAACTCATCAATCGTAACTGGATTGATTGTATTTTTAATATCGTTTAGTAGTCCCATAACTTTTAAGTAAATTGTTTTTTAGATAGCGCCCATACGCCTTGTGCTCTGACCTTTTTAAATTCTTCTGATGGCAAGAATAAAACAGACTCCCAATGTTGAGCTGGAACCTCAACAATTCGTGATTTAATATGATCTGTAAGGTAACGTTTAAAACACGGAGCAAAATACCTTAACTTTGCGTTAGATGCAAGAAAGCTGTATTTAAGTCTTAAACGTGTTGTCTTGTTATATTTCTCGTTGTTCGTGTATTCCGTCAACTGATCAAAAAATATAGCTCTATACCTAGGTGATAGATAGTGTAAATTAAGGCCATAAAATCCTCCTTCAGCTCTATCGATTAAAAATATTAATGGGAACCTATCGTAATATGGAAGAGTTTTCTTATGTTTTGGATCATACACATACATAAACATACGGCCGATTAGAGGCTTGTTGGTGTAATCAAGATTCTCATCTGCCATCAGCTTCGGCCTACTAGGCATTTTTATGTTTTGAATTTCCTTCCTAAACCAATCTAGTGACTGTTTAGTGTTCCTTTCAATGCCAGCAAGAGTTGCTCGATCTTCAATCCTGTTAATAAATGTAGCCATCTAAATCTATTTATAAGATTTTTATACCAAATGACCTTAAAGTATCTTCATGCCATATTTCAAATGTCATTCCATATTTGTTCGCGTATGCTGTAGCAGCTTCCCATTTAGATTGGTTTTTTGCATACGTCAATACTTCAGTAAGGTACCTTTTAGTTTTACGTCCTGGCTTTTTAGGAGGTGCGGTTTGCTTCTTAGGTTTGATTTCTATTAGAAATATCTTTCCATCCTTTGTACGAATAAACAGATCCACAAAATACCGGTGCACTTTACCATCAGTCTTACAACGGTATGGCACAACTACTTCTTCAGATGACCAACCTATTACGCCTGGATTATTGTCTAACCACTTAAATGTCTGGCGTTCCCATAGGGATCTATACTTGACTTTATTAAAATCACCTTCGTATTTTTTCGGGTTCTTTACTCTATATCTTCCGGAATACGCCATGGTTTCATTATAAATAACACTAAATACTTATTTATATGGCAAATTATCTCAAAAAGGCTGCTTCTAAGGTTGCTGAAGTAATTGAAGAAATTACCAGCGAAGAGGACGTGAACATTATCGCAGACAAAATCATAGACCCGCCTGTTATGAAGTTCCCGTTAAATCTAGAAGATAAGGGCAGGCCGATGATTAAGTTTACGTGCATACCACACCAAGGAGACGGAGGAAATCGGTCAGTGTATTTCCCATGTCCGCAGGGTGTTAGCTATAGTGATGGTGGATCTTATACTACTATTGATATTGGAATTATTGGGACACTCGCGAAAATCGCTGCAACAGAAGGTACTATTACAGATAAGGCTTTAAAGGGAGCTGATATAATAAAAAAAGAAGCTCAGGCTGCTGGTCCAATTGGTGCATCAATATTAGCCGCAAAACAATTAGGCGCGGATAATATAGCAACTGCTATTGAATTTGCGAACAAACAAGTTAAAAACCCAAGGACTAATACTGCATTTTCTGGAAATACACTTAGAAATTTCCAATTTGATTTTAAAATGATCGGAAAATCTAAGCAGGAAGTCAAGGAGATTGATGCTATACAACGAGTATTTAGAGAAAAAGTGTATGCATCGAAATTAGGAGGTGTTAGTAGTTTTATGCTTAAATACCCACCAAAGTGGATTATTGAATTTCTAGAGCCAAAGGGAGGGAAAGAGTTAGCCTACATGCCTAAAATTTATTCATGTTATCTCACAGCGGCAAATACCGTTATAAACGCGTCATCAAACACTTTTCGCGATGAAGATATGTCACCGTATGAAATTGACGTGTCATTGCAATTTCAAGAAACAAAAATCCTTACACGTGAGGAAATTATTGATCTTGAAGACGGTATTAGAGAAAATGATTTTGACGAAGCATTTGACGACTTAAAAGGTACTGTTGAAAATTTAGCACGCCAAGGTCAGGCCAAAATCCAGGAGAAAATTGATAAAGATCTGGGTGAGAAATTCAAGGATGACTATACGATGAATCAGATTTATCCGGAGCAAGAATAAAACCAAAATAAATATAACACAATGTTTTTTAATCAATTTCCAAAATCTTTATATAGTGTACAGAACAATGCTATTCAAACTGTAATCACTGACTATTTTCGCTATGTGGATGTTGTTGATCGATTAGCGCAAAACACGTATGCGTATAATACAGTTGATATTATTAATGCTGAAAGGCCTGACACTGTTTCGCACAGACTTTATGGTACACCTGATTACTATTGGACATTTTTTATCACCAACGACTCATTAAAAGAGGGTCTATCAGCATGGCCAAAAGGCGATAGCGAGATTAAAAACTATATAGCTAATCAATACAAAAATATTTCTGCGTTTAGATTTCCAGTTGGAGAAGCTGACAGTCAAGGGAGGAGATCAATGGTAACGGGCATTCCATTTAAAAACGCATCGTATTCTCCGTATTTAAGGTTGTGCAAAGTTATTGGCACTGAGCAGAATAAACGAGTATTTGCTTCGGCTAAGATTATAGATTATGATCCAAATATGTCTCTTATTTGGATCGATAATAGCGATATTACTTGGTCTGCAGAAGATGCAACAGTGAATGATGAAGTAGGCACAGGAAGCACCTTAGATATTAAATATTCGGCTGAATCAAAAAATAAATTATTCTATGTTAGCGAAACTTCCGGAGATTTTAGCGTTCAATTTCACGGAGATTCAACAACTATAGGCCTTCGTAAAGCATTTTTAGACGAGCTAAGACCAATTGCTGTAAGATTCAGGCCAAATGCATTCTTCGATTCAAGACCTGATGACGTATTAGATGCAGATTACACATTAACGTCTACACAATACTGGAAAGACGGCTCTCTTGCTCCTGCGCATTATTACGATGCAATAAATATTGATGAGGAAATAAGCGAATATAGTGCAGGTCCTGAAGCGAGCAATTATGTGTCAATATATGATGACATAATAGAGGAAAATAATTTGAAAAAAACAATCAAAGTAGTAGATCCAATATACATAGAGGCTTTTGCGCGCGAATTTAAAAAACTGCTGAATGAGTGATAAATTTAATATAGGCGTTGTCGATGAAAAAGGGAATTCTATAGGGAATTCTGCTTATCAATTGACAGAGTGCGTCATGGAAAATGTAAACGGGCAACGGCGCGACATACGTGCCATGGTAGGTTATACTAAGATACACGAAAGCCTTTTTTCGCCTGCGCTTGTTTGCGAGATTGGTATACGCGATGAATCAAACTTTTTAGAAGAATTTGGTATTACTGGTAACGAAGTAATTTTTATTGAAATTGTTACAAAATCGTTTGATGTTGAACGTACACTATCTTATAAGTTTTATGTACAGGAATATAATGATTACGCTAGGAACGCTGAAAACTCACAGGTGCAGGCTTATACATTAATTGCTGTGTCAGAGCATGCTTATATTGCACCGCTTAAAACAATTTCACGAACAATATCTGGAACTAACACATCTATTATTGAGCGAATCATGAAAGACGACTTGAATGTGTCGAAATTTGCTACATTTGGTAAATGTGGTACACAGTTCGATGGTAATATAAACATTTCAAATCCACTGAGAGCTGCTATGACAGTACTGGATACTGCTGCAGATATTAATCGCACACCATATTTTTTGTATCAAGACCTTTCCGGTGCCGTTCAGCTTTCGCCTTTAAGCTATATTAACGATCGCGACGAGAATCCTATTTATAAAACGTTTCGAAATACAAATCAACTAGATACTACACCGAATACGCATGCCAACTATCTAGAGAGGTCTACACAGATGCTGAAAGTCAATTCAAATATCGGCCTTGCACCATCATTACAAGCGAAGAAAGGTGCATTTGCATCTGAAAATCGTTACATCGATATTGCTAAAAAGAATTATCGGAAGCATATATTCGATGCTTCAAAGGTATTAAAGAGCGAATACAGTACATCAAAAAAGTCTGTAGCATATGGCCAATCTGTCAAGAATAAACGTGAATCTGAGGCGGGATCACCATTAAATAAAATACCACAAGCGAATATAGCATACCATTATGTGAATCGTTCAGCATTTAATGGACAAAAGAATATGAATGAGCTCGCCGAAGAGCAATCACATATCTCGCGTGCGTATATTTCTAATTACGATGCATGTTCTCATAGCTTTACTGTGATGGGAGATGCCTTTCTTAACCCAGGAAGAACGATAGCATTACATTTTCCTAAGGCAACCGATCCACTTATCTATAAAGAGTATACTGGAAAATCAGATACAGAGCGGTATGACCTTATGTTATCGGGCCAGTACCTTATATTTTCATGTATTCATACGTTCCAAGATGGTGTACATAACACAGAGATAGTAGCAAAGACTGATTCGATACAACCCGAAACAACATTATGATTCAAAATCCACAATTCTTTATTGGTGTCGTAGAAGACATTCATGATCCATTACAATTAAATCGTGTACGCGTACGTATATTTGGTAAGCACACAGAAGATATAACACTACTGCCGACCAAGAGCCTACCATGGTACAATGTAGTTATGCCAGTTACATCTGCATCGACATCAGGTATAGGGCAGACCCTCGGCCTCGTACAAGGTAGCTGGGTGTTTGGTACATTTATTGACGGCCCAAACGAACAGGAAGCCTTGATACTTGGCTCACTACCAGGAGAAAGTACAAAACCATCACAAGACGGAGAAGGTTTTAAAGACCCGAATGGTGCATACCCTAAACAAACTGGAACAGATACACCGAATAGTGCTACCGATTCTATATCAGATGTATACAAAAACAGACTAGCACAAAGAGTTACAGACATACCTATTGCTAGACAACCACATCTATCTAGCCTATCCGATGATGATAAGCCAGAAGATAAAGGTGTATCACTACCAGACCCAAAAACATACTATAATCCCCAATATCCATACAATAATGTTACACAAACTGAGTGTGGACATGTAATTGAACACGATGATACACCTACCTATGAGAGATTATCTACTACACACTGCTCTGGTACATCCTCTGACATTATAAGTGATGGATCTAAGATAGATACTATAATAGGGGATGGTTATACTGTACACTCTAAAGATAACACTGTCTATATAGTCGGTAATTGCAATTTAACCGTGGATGGAGACGTAAATGTTAAATGTGAGGGCAACTATGTTGTCGACGTAGGAAAAGATATGACCTTTAATGTGGAAGGTAATGTAAAAACTAAAATAGGCGGAGACTCTAT